TGCGAAAGGGGCCCAAAGCGGAGTGGACTTTCGCAATGAATTGTCCACTCTACCAAATATCTTCAGATATTTGTAGGGCCGCGCTACTAAATTGGTGACTCATAAAAACCAGGGCTTGCGCCTTGGGAAAATTCTGAATCATCAAAATATTCGGCGCGGCCCTTTTTCAACATTTAAAAAATGTTGTCATCCTCAGCCACAGAGGAAAGTTTGTTCTTGACTTTTAGTACAAACTATTAAAAACTATATTTATTTTACATAAGTTTAATCTTATGGATCTTAGCACCTTAAGGTGCTGGGTCAACTGATGCCGCATACATAATAGGGACACCAGTATACCAAAATAATGAAAAATCATCTCCAGCTGCCGTATAATCAATAAAGAAAGGACCTCCAAGTGCTGATATCTGCTCAGTGGTATTCAAAACATTTGCATAATGGTACTGAACACCTGAAAGCGCATTCGGCTGTGATATTTTTGCCGGAATAAAGCGCTCAGGTGAATGATATGGTAATTCAACTTCCAAAGCAGAATTCTGAGTCGTTATTGTAGATTGCATCCCAGAATAACCTAATGGTAGTAATGCCAAGTTAGAACCTGCAATAAACGAACTAGTACCAGTTAACGATATCGGGTTAACTTGCTCAAGAGGTTGTTTTCCTGGACTAGCCCTGCGAGTAATAGACATATGCCCAATCATCTGAGACTTCGTGTTAGGAACAGAACATTGAAATGTTTTACGCCTAATACCGCCTCGCCATCCTTGAAAACAAGGTGTCATATGATTCATAACGGAACTCTTATAATAATTATAAGGAGTACCTCCAGATGTATGGATACCATTTGGAGCCCATCCTCGATATAAAGGAAAATTCATAGATTGCCTACGATAACTTCTTAAATTCTGGTTACCTGTAGGTACTCCATAAAAAGTGGTAGTCGAAAAACGTTTAAGTAATTGACGAATAGATGAAATTTTTTCCCCAAAACAAATTGAATTAAGACCATCAGCAGGATCAATAGCCGCTCCCATAATAGGAAGGGGATCAGCAGATAATGGTTTCGAAGGCTCGCCTGTTTCTTCAACATCAGGCGCTGCTAACGCAGTTGACTCAGCAGACTGAGGTTCTAGTAATTCAATTCTAGCTCCTGCCTCATTAGCAGGATTTGGAAAATATACAAGTGTACTCAAATATTCATCTACAGGATTCGCAAATTCCATATCGCCACCACACGAAACGAAAACATTAACTTGAATATCATTATTAATGGAAGAATTAGGTACTGTAAGATCATTCAGTACCCAAACAGAAATTTGACCATTTTGGGTGTTAGGATTATTAATAGGATATGGTAAATTAGCAGTTCCTTTACGATAAGGCAAAGCTGCCGTACCTGGATTTACAGCATCTCCATAAGGATTGTTAGTACCCCAGCCTACTTCAACAGTAAAATCCTTTTCTTCAGATATATCAATAATCTTATTGTATGCCACATTAAATTCGTTGTCGGTCGAATCATATGGGTCATATTGTATTTGTAATCGCCCTTTATGAAAATTAGAAGATACGACCTGAAAACGATATTTCATAGTCCCTCTCCAATTTTCAAAAAGACATCCCAAATGACAAGCTGGTGTCATGTGGATTTCCTCTTGAGGACCACTTGTTAAAGTGTTCCATAAATAAGGTGTTACTTGAATAGTAAATAATTTGTTACCACTTAAAGTAGCTACATCCCAATCAAAACTTGTTAAGTAAGATTCTCTAGTACAAATAGATTTAATATTCATTTCATCAACCCCTGATAATCCAACAGTTCGGGGATCAACTGTAACTTCTTGTTTCAAATCGGTAGTCAATTTTGTTGATGAATCCGGCACATTACAATTTGGCATATTGCCTGCATATGCTGGTCTGTACGGTACTATAGGCGCATCAACAACTGGACGACAATATCCAAAAAGGGCAGCAATACTAGCAATTCCTGAAAGAGCTAATTGAGAAGCCCTGGCATATAAGCCAATTCCGGGAACACTAGTGAGCTGACCTGCCATATTAGCAAGCGCAGTAGCAGGACCAGAAACCTTTCCACCATATTCATCATTTGAATTCATTGTACCAGCTTGTGCAGATAAAGTTGTTGAATTTTGATTGGTAGGTGTAGACAAAGTGAGATCCTCAGTCCATGCAAATACTGTAATACGCACGGAATCTGTTGCTCCATTGGCATGTTTCAATTGCTGAATAGCCTTCATCTCGATTTCACCCATCTCAGACCATTCGGCACGAGGAATACTGAGAGCATTCCTATACCAGAAAAAAGGCAACAACAACTCTCCACCAAGAGAAGTTGTAGGATCAAGATAAATATGAGGTCGTTGTGAAGCCCCAACAACATCCTCATTGAAAAATGCACGATCAACAGAAAATTGATCAATGGTGTGTAATGGTTTATAAGATGCAATAACTCTGCCATAATGAAAACCATTTCCATTAATTACAATTTTCATTCGCAATTTAGCTCTCAAATTGTTAAAATTATTAATACGATTAGCAACTCGCGCATTCTCAAAATATAATTCCCATGGATTAAATCTTTGGAAAAAAGCACCGTTTGTAGTTGCCCAATCATATGACGCTATTTTTAAAGGTCTTTTAAAGAAATCTCCTAATTCTGCGTCGTTCATATCAGCTGTTCCATACGACGGATCAGGTTGAGAATCAACAGTATATTCCCATGCAGGATTCTGATCGATAAAATGAACGTTCTCATTTGAAGATTCCTTAGTTCCTTCGTTAATATGAACATTAAAAACGTTGGATTGAGGTCGAAGAATTCCATCTTCTAACATGTTATAGTCACATGCTGGACTTGTTTGGTTGTTTTGTGTATAAGTGTTAGTGAGCTATATTTATTTCTTGGGGAATGTATTGCTCAATACTTTTCCTTGCGAACACATATGTTTTACTGATAAAGTGTACTCTAAATAGAGCTAAATCTATAATATTACAAAGCCTTAGTATTGCACACAATGTGTAAACATCGCAATTACTAGGTAATCCATATATAATATTCCTATTTTTACTGTTTAAGCGTAACACCGATAGGAATTCGGAAGCGGGGTGACATTTCTATTCTAGCTTAGAAACGTCATATTTTTCGCAAAAGCGATCTACACATTCATCATATGTAGTTTGTAACTCTTGACATCCATGAGTGATGTCAGCTAGTTGAGCTACACGTTGCATTTGAGCTCGACGTAATTCATAGATATCCCTTCCATGAGCAAACCATTCCCGTAATGCTCCATCTATGTTATTCATACACTGTTCCTCATTAGATACAGATGTAGATTTAAGTACTGAATGTAAACTTTTAAAAATGGATGACTCATCCAATGCACCGAAGATTAAACCAGTTTCGGGATTGACAATGTTTTTCCTCTTCAATAAATCCGCTGTTTCATCAGTCATAAATTTTGTAGGTGTAGACGTTTTATCAGGCATAGTAAATTTCATATCATTAGCTTCTAAAAAATCAGCTACTGCAATATGATTAAATTCGTCAAAACCTGCACGAACTGAACTTTTCGCATCATCTCCATATGTAATTAACGCACAAACCTCTTTAAATGGAGGTAAATCTTTACGATCAGCATAAATATGAAAATAAGCACATCTAAATAACAAGGCATTTACAATAGAATTAATATAAACTGTTAAATTTTGCCCAGATGGATTGGATCCTACATGTTGAATGTAATCTCCATTATATGCCATCAAAGGTTGACAAATATCTGTGGCAATACCTTCCATGATAGAAATATCGCGTTCACTATAATTACCTGTTGACGTTGCCATATCAATAAGAACACGAAAAGCTGCAGCCATCAATTGGCTAGACATGCGCAAATCGTATTTGCTATAATCACCAGCTAAAATACGATCCGCACCATATTTTTTAACATGTTCAGACAATTCGTTCCATTCAGGTCCATAAGGATTGACCCCGACTGCACACTCAGATACAAGGGGATACAGTGATAGAATACGTGCCAAAGGAAGATAGTATTTACGCACTAATAATTGTAAAGCTAATGGAGCAGCTTGAAATACACGAACTTTATCCTTCTCCATAGGCGTAGGTTCATCTTTCAAAGAAGCTTTAAAAACAGGATAACAACGTCTACCTGCCAAATATTCTTCTTCCATTCTTTCAAATTCGTTCCAAAATCGCTCATTTAACTCCATAGGACAAGAAAAATTATCAAAATCTTCTGGATTTAACGCAGTAAGATAAATTGCTTTTGGACCTGCTAAAGGATATCCAACAGAAGTTAAAGGCTTCATTTTATCAATAAATCTTTTACCATCAATACCGCATACCGTTTCCATTCGTGAAAGTGGATGAATCTCATTTTTTAAAGGCTCGTTATCAGTTATCAATTTAATCAAAGGTAATTTAAAATCAATAACGGCTTTTTGTAGTAATACTCCCTTCATACCAATGGAAGGATTACTAGAATATTGAAGGGAAGCTTGCCAAGGCTTCCACCTCTCGGGACCAAATTTAGGTGGGCCCCATTTTTGTGTAACACCAGTTACAGCTGCTACAATATGTGAAATATTAGTGTCAATTACTGTTGATCGCATAACAGATCTACCTTCAACAGTACCATAAATTTTAACATTATTCCCTTTAGGTAAAAATCTAGTTGGACTCTTATAATGTACGTCTTCATGCTTAAAAAATTTCACTCCATACTGTTCAGTCATTATTGTTCCTGTACTTTTGGCTAATAAAACTCCTTCCAAAGCTCTTAATTGAGCTTCAGCATCACGAAGCATAGAT